AGGTCACGGCGGGCAGGTCCGGCAGCGCGGTCAGGCCGGGAAGGTTGTCGGCCCAGAAGTCGGTCACGGCGGGCAGGTCCGGCAGCGCGGTCAGGCCGGGAAGGTTGAAGGCCCTGAAGTGCGTGATTCTGCCCAGATCGGGATTCGACGCCAGCCAGGCGTCATACTTTGCCTGCGAATAGAATTCGACGCGCGTTTGGGGAACTTGTTTGGCTGCCATCGCAGGCTCCTTTTCAATGTGAGTTGAGATTTCAGAGGTGGTCATGCCGCCACCCCTTCCACGATCTGGTCAGTGTCGAGCGCGATGCGCCGCAGCGCGTCGGCGCTGGGGTGATCCTCGCCCCGCGCCAGCTCCGCAGCCAGATAGGCCGCATCGTTCAGCGCCTTGATGGCCTCCTGCGCCGTGGCCGGGCCGCGATTCACCAGTTCGATGGCCCGCGACCGGGCGGCCATTCGCCTGATGTGACCACGCTCTTCGAGAGTGGAGATCATCCCATGCACCACGGATTTCGAGTTGATCGACAGGGCCTCGGCCATTTCCTGAAAGGAGGGCGCGATGCCGGTTTCGCCGATCCGCCGGCGGATGAACGCCAGCAGATCGGACTGGCGCTGCGTGAGACCCATGGCCATCACAGCACCGCCAGCGCGGCGGTGAATATCCCCAACAGCGTGAGCGCGGCGAGGCAAAGGGTGGCCCGCCAGAGCGCGCGCGCCTCGCGGTAGAGGCGTTCGGCGCGGCGCAGGGTCAATTCGGCCTCGCAGCGGTCCATCACGACACCCACGACAGCAGGCTCACCCCGACCGCCAGACCGCAGAGGGCGCAAAGCCCGTGCGTCACGATCAGCAGCAGCGGGCGTTCCATGGCGCGGAGCAGCGCGTTGATATCGTCGGGCTGCATCACGCCACCTCCGCCTTGTCGATCATCGCGGGGGTCAGCACGCGATTGCGCCAGCACTCATCGGCCATCGCAACGGGCAGGCGGACAATGATGCCGTCGCGCCCGGCCCAGCGTTTGGCGCCGATGATGTCGTGAATAACCGCCGTCACCTTCCAGTAGGGTTGACCGTCCGGGCAAGACGGATGGTCCGCGATGAGGTTGGCGCAGACATAGGCTTCGGCGTCATCAGCGACGGAAGCGGGCTGACTGGTCGGGATGGATTCGAGGGGGGAGTGGAACATTGAAGCCTCCTGTTGAGGATGCTTCTTTGTATTTGGCCATATGGCCAACTGTCAACTATAAAATTGCCAAATGGCCAATATGCGCGCGCAGCAAGGCCAGCCGCCATGGATCGCGGGCAGAATCAGCCGGTTATATGGCCCACCAGACCGCGACAGGGAGTGATGTGATGGCGCAGAGTGTTCCGATGTTCATGGCGGCGCGCCCAAGGATTCTTGCGCCTGCATGGTTGACTCCAAAAGCGCACGCAAGCGAGATGATGGAGCATCCAACGGCCAGCGCCGGAACCCACCACAGGGGCAAACCGTGGACGAGGCCGAACCCAGCCATTCCCGCCAAAGCCACGCGCAGCAGCCAAGCCATCAGCATTGCGGGGGCGGACTAATGGCAGTGTTCGAAGCCAAGCTTCTTGTCCATGTGGCAGCACTGATTGGGAACCAGTGTTTTCTTGCACCCTCCGCCGTGCGCGAAGGCCTGAAAGCCCGCAAGTGAAGAGCTAAGAACGACCGCAGCAAACAGGAAGGATTTCATGCTATAACTCCTTTAAAGTTCTAAACCTTTCGTCCAACCCAAAGGACCCGCCCGATCACGTCGAGGTCTTCCTTTGGCATATCCAGGTCGCGGTAGGAGGGATGATCGGAAATCACCATGACATTCCCGCGCTGGGCCGACCTGCCGATCCTCTTGATGTGAAGAACGTCATCGAAGCGGATCACAAACAGCCCGTCGAAGCTCAGGTTGTTCTTGGTGCGGTCCACCAAAACATGATCGTCATCCAGAAGTGTGGGCTCCATCGAGTGCCCCTTGACGCGAATAATCGCCAGATCGGCTGGCTTTGCATCGGTCATGCGGCGAAGGAAGGATGCGTCGAAGGCCATATTGCAGAGAACTTGCTCCTGCTCGACCACGGCGCCATGCCCTGCGCTGGCGGCGACGTCGTAAACCGCCACCAGCCCGGCGTCTGCTTGCCTCAAGCCATCGGCCTCGACCATCGGACTGATGCCAAGAGCGCGCGACAGGGCCGCTGCATTCTCGGCGCTCGTGGATGAGTCCTCTCGCCGTTTCAACTTGTTGATGACGTCGTAGCTCACGCCTGAAACTCTGGAGAGTTCGGCCATGCTGATGCCGGCCTCTGCCATGGTTTCCAGAATCTGGTCGCGAAATGTCTTCTTGCTCATGGGCATAAGCATGTCCCTCTGGGCGCTGCAGTCTACTGGCCAATTGGCCTTGACTTAATCTGGACAATTGGCCAGTATCCGGGCCATGGCACAGGAAACCATCATCACCGAAGTCGAGGACTATTGCAGGAAGGCTGGCATCAGCCCTTCCACGCTTACGGTCCGTGTTCTTGGCAACTCGCGCTTCCTTGAGCGGATCAAGCGCAAGCTGGAGAAGGCCGACGAAGATGCGCAAAAGCTGCGCGCCTTCATGCAGCAGAACCCGCCGGGTGATCTTAGTCAGGTCGGGGGGCAACAGCATGTCTGACATTGATCGCCCCGCTTTCGCTGAGGACGATGCGCCGCGCTTGCGTGCAAGGTCTTGCCGGAATGTCGTGTCGCCACAGGATGCCGAGCGGGAGTGGATCGCGCGGATGCTGTGGAAGGCTTTCCCCGAGTCCAGATCGGAAAATGAACTGGCCGATCTTGTTGCGGCACATTTCGCGGGCCGGGGCAGGGAGGTTTCGGCCCGCACGGTGCGCTACTGGCTGCGCCGCGAGACCACGCCGCACTGGCGCTATGTGGTCGAGCTGCTGGCGCTGGCCGGGGCGGAGCGGGCCTTCGAGCTGATCTTCGGGACGGGTGGCAGCAAATGAGCTTCATCTCGCGCCTGATCGAGCGGTTCCGTTTTCATCGCCGTCTTGCAGCGGAGCGGCGCTTTGTCGCTGCGCCGCGCCGGGAAAAGTTTTGCCAGCGCCACAATCGCGATGGTGGCCGGAAATGACCGCCAGAACCAACACCATCGGGGCGATCCCTGTCGCCTCGTTTCGCAGCCGCGCCTCGATGACTGCTCTCGGCGCGGCCAACTTCCCCGGCGGCCTAAGACGGCAAACTCCAGACCGCGCCGCCGGGGATTTTTCAGAACGCTGGGCTGCGGCGGACCTCGCCTATGGCTCTCCATACCGGGGGGCCGTGGAGGCCCGCAAAGCGTGGCCCCCGCTCCTCCCAGCGGCGCGCAGTTCTCCTCCTCCCTTTCTGCGCGCCGCTTCGGAATGCACGATCTGACATAGGAGGCCCAAGGTGGCTCACGACGATGAAGACCGGCTCGACCCCGAGACCGGTGAAATTTTTCCGCCATCGACTCTGGATGATGTGGAAGACGAGGGCGAAGACGGCGACGACGAGGCCGATGGCGAGTTCGCTGGTGAGCATGAAGCGCCGGTGCTGCTTTCGCTCGACACACTGATGGGCGATGTGCGCGATGCGCTGCTTGGGCGCCTGCGCACAGCCCCGCGGGTCTGGGCTCAAATGTCCGAACAAGAGCAACGCGATACGGTCGAGGCTTGCTCCCAGACCGCGCGGCACGTTGTGCGGGGCGCGGTCGGGCTGATCACCAACTACGAGTTTCCGCGCGCAATCGTGACGCTGGGGCAGGTGACGCTCAAGGACCGCAAGACTATCGAGGCGAAGATTTCCACCCAGAACATCGAGGAATACCGCTCGGTTCTGGGTGAGCATGTCGGAACGGACGTGATCGTGCTGGCCATCGACAGCGAGACCTTCATGGCCGCGCGGGCAGAGGCCCGCATCGACAAGGATCAGCCCAACCTCCCGCTGGAAGATTGATCCATGCTGGCCCTTGAGCGCCCCGCCTACATCGTGATGCCCGGCCCGATCAGCACGAACAACCTGCATCGGAACATTGCCGGGGCGGGGCGTGTCACGACGGGCAACTATCGGTCATGGCAGAAGGCGGCGGGCGAATGCCTTGCCGCCCAAGCCCCACTGCCGCGGTTCGGGCTGCCGGTCGAGGTGACGTTCTTCGTGGGCGAGAAGGGCGTCGGCATGATGGACAGCGACAACGTGGCCAAAGCCTATCTGGATGCTCTGGTGAAGGCCAAAGTCATTCACGACGACAACCGGAAGTGGGTCAGGTCATCACGCCCGGTCTGGGTTCCCGGTTTGGCCGGGTGCGTGGTCGAGATCAGGCCCGCGCGTCCAGCGCCAACTCCAACCGAAATCATGGCTCGCGTCCCTCTGGGGCTGCGCGAGCTGCTGCGCTGAGGGAGGTCTGACAATGGGCGAGCCCCGCCGCTTCAACCGTGAAATCTTCGCTGTCCTGTGGAACAACCACCGCGTCCCGACGGCGCGGATCGCCGAGACCATGGGCGTCACGCGGCAGGCCGTAAGCTGGCACGCCCACCACATGGGGCTTCCGGGGCGCACGAAGCTCCGCAAGCGCAAGTCAGACCCGGCGCTATTGAGCGAGATGTGGTTGGCCGGGGTCCGGGCGGCTGACATCGCGCGGCACTTTGGCTTGGCGCACCACTCCTGCGCCGTCACCGCCGCCAAGAAGCTGGGGCTTCCGGGCCGCAAGCGCGGCGCCTCGGGCCGGATGAACGGCGGCTGGGAGCCGAACATCACGCTGGAAGAATTTCTGGAGGCCAGACTTGGCGCGCGCATGGCGGAGGCGGCGCGGATCGAGCGCGGCGCCCTGATCAATGCCGAGATGGTGGATCAGATCGGGCGCGGCCTGATCAAGCGCGTGGGGGTGGTGCGGTGAGCAAGCGAACCCCCGGCCTTCCCCAGCGCCCGCGCGGATTCTGGGAAACCCCGCGCGAGGCGGTCGCGCCGTTGGTGCCGTATCTGCCTAAGCAGGCGGCCTATGGCGAGCCATGCGCCGGAGGCTTCAAGCTGATCAACGGACTGTCCGAACTCTGGCCCGGCGGGCGCATGGTCTGGGCCTCCGACATTGAGCCGCAGGTGCCCGGGATCGAGCAGCAAGACGCCATGGAGATCACCGCAGATCAGGCCGGGCATGTCGGGCTGTGGATCACCAATCCGCCGTGGCCCATGGGCGGCAAGCGCGGCGCCCCAGCGCTGCCGATCATCGCCCACCTCTGCGCCATTGCCCCGGTCTGGGCGCTGTTGCCGTGGGATTTTGCGGCCAACGACTATTTCGGGCGCATCGCCAAGTCCTGCAGCGACATCGTGCCGATCGGTCGCGTCTCGTGGATGGGCAACGGCCAGCCCGGCAAGGACAACGCCGCGTGGTTCAGGTTCTGCGCGACGAACCGGCATCCGCCGATGGTCGCGGCAAGGGGGGCAGCATGGCATCCACCCGCACAGATCACGAAATCCTGCACTCAGCCGCCCGCTCGCTGGGCCGGGTGGGTATCGGCGGCCCGCGCGCCGTGACGATGCTGAGCCTCAACCAGATCGAGGATCTGCTGTTGGCGCTGGTGATCATGGGCCTGCCCGCGCTGCAGCCGGGCCAAGTGCTGGACTTCCGGCAGCTGGATCAGCGCGCGGACGGAAAGGCGGGTGTGGTGTGACCAGTCCTCAGCACATCGTCAACGTCAGCGGCGGCAAGGACAGCACGGCCTGTTACCTGCTGGCTTTGCAGAGCGGAAGGCCCTTTCGGGCGGTGATGTCCGACACCGGGAATGAACACCCAGACACGATCGCCTATGCGATGTCGCTGGGCGACCGAACCGGCGGTCCGCAGGTCGAAATCTATCGGGCAGACTTCACGGAGAGGTTGGCGCGGAAGGCGCTGTATGTCGCCCAGCACTGGCCAGCCGATGGCGTGCCGCAGGCGATGGTTGATAAGGCAGTCGCAGCCCTCAAGCCGACAGGAATCCCGTTCCTAGACCTCTGCCTGTGGAAAGGCCGCTTCCCGAGTCGGAAGGCGCAGTTCTGCACCGAGTTCCTGAAATCCGAGGTGATCGGATCGCACGTGGTCGAGCCTGCGCGCAGGACTGGCCCTGTGGTGCAGTGGCTGGGGGTCAGGCGGGCCGAAAGCCTCGCCAGACGGCACAGCCCCATGTGGCAGACCGTCAGGACGCCCGGCCTGCACGCCATGCGGTTCTATCGACCGCTGATCCACTGGACCGCCCAGAATGTGTTCGGGTTCGCCGCTGCGTTCGGCGTCGATCCGAACCCGCTCTACCTGCAGGGCATGGGCCGGGTCGGGTGTTTCCCCTGCATCAATGCCGCAAAGGACGAAATTCGCGCTATCTCGCTGCGCTTCCCCGAGGCTATCGACCGGATCGAAGAATGGGAGGCGATCTGCGCCGCAGCGTCAAAGCGGGGCGTTGGCACCTTCTTTGCCGCCGATGTGACGCCAGAAGGGGCGGCACTTGGCAGGATGATCAAAGCCATTCCCGACCCTGAAGAACGCCGTCGCGCATCCGCCGCAGCCCCATGGCCCAATGCCCGCGCCGTGGCTGAATGGGCGCGCACGGATCGGGGAGGAAAGCAGTTCAACTGGCTGATGGACACCGAAGACAACGGACTGTCCTGCTCCTCGCAATATGGACTATGTGAATGACCGCCCCCTTCAACGCCAAAGCCGCCCGCGCCAAGCGGCCTTGCCCCCTCTGGGTCGATGCCTTCCAGCGCGACACGCAGCACCTCGGGGCGGATGAGGTCGGGGCCTACATGCTCATCCTTATGGCGATGTGGACGCGGGAATCCTGCGACTTTCCAGACGATGACCGCAGGCTCGCGCAGGTGGCGCGCGTGTCGCTGCGCCTGTGGAGCAGCCGTATTGGTCCGGTGGTCAAGGCCTTCTTCAAATCCGCAGACGGGGTGGTGATCTCGAAGCGCCTGCGCGAGGAAGCGACCTATGTCGAACGTGAGGTTCAGAACCAGTCCGACAGAAAAAGAGGCACTTACGCAAAACCTACGGTTTCGTCCGTTGCTTCCAAAGAAAACGACGAAAATTCCGATAAGTCTCTGAAATATAACGATCAGGCATCAACCGTGGATGATCCGCAGCAGGTTCCATGGCACTATCCTTCCCAACAACCCAACATATACGGAGGCGGCGGAGTAGCGCGTGCGAGCGAGCACGAGGCCGATCCGCCGCAGGCCGATGACCTGATCTGGCGCATCCTGCACGTCATCGGGTTCGACCGGGGGCAGATCATCCCGAAATACTGGACCGCCCCGGATGCCCCGCTCATCGTCCAGCGATGGCGCGACGATCTGGGATTGACGGATGACCAGATCGTTGAGGTTTCCCGCCTCAACGCGGTCCAGCACAGCGAACCGGCCAGGGGGCCGAAGATCCTTGTCCCGGCCATGCAGGCCTATGCCGCTGCGCTCCAAGCGCCCCGGCTTGATCCATCGACACCGAACCCCGGAGGGAAAAATGACCGATCATCGGAGCGGCGCGCTTTCGATTCCGCCATCAACCAGCTTGCCGACGGCCTCGCTGCGGGAACAATCGACATCGACACTCGCAGCCGCGATCCGTGGGAATACGCAAGACGCCGCCTCGAAGGCGGAAATCCTGCGGATGGCGAACACGACGCTGGCCCTGTATTTCGACCCTGACCTTGACCCGGAAACCAAGGCTGGCATTCGGCAAGCCTTCGTCGTGGCCCTGTGCGACCGCCCCCTCTGGGCCGTGACGCGGGCCTTTGACGCTTGGGTCAAGACCATGCAGCGGCGGCCATCTCCGGGTGAGATCGGCATCTTGGCCGACCGCGAATTGCGGCCCATGACGGACGAGCTGGCCCGGCGCGAGCGGGATCAGCGCGAGCGGGACGAGGCGGAGCGGCAGCGCCGGGACGCCGTGGTCAGCAAGGAGGCTGCGGCGCGGATCATGGAGCGGGCCGGGTTCACGCCGGCCCGCGTGGCGGCTGTGGCCCGCGCCCCGATGGCGCTGACCTTTGCCGATGCGGAGAGGATTTCGGACGAGCCGCCCGCCCAGCACTGGACCGAGACCGCAGACCCTGACGGGCCGGAAATGGCCGCCCTGCGCCGGGCCCGTGATGCGAACCCGCATGTGATCGAGGCTCGCAAGGCTCAGGCCGCTGCGCTGGCCCGGATGGCCGAGCGTGAGGCTGGGGGGGCGGCATGAGCAACAAGGCAGGGATCACCAAGGCCCTTGATCTGGTCCCGGGCCGGTGCTGGTCGCGCGCCGCCGCATGGCTCTGGATCACAGGGCTGGCCGATGGGCAGGGCAGGGCAGAGGTTTCGTCCCGCAAACTCGCGGCCCAATTCGGCTGGACCCGTGCCAAGACCCGCAGATTCCTCGACCGCCTCACCGATTGCGGCCTGATCCAGCGGGAAAATCGACAAACCGGCCCATCAAGTTCCGTCGCAACGATCTGTTTCGGCAAAGATTTTCCGGCCTCTGATGAAGTTTCCGGCCCATCGCCAGTGGAGCAGGTGCCGGTGCATCGCACGATTCGCGCCCCATCGGCCCCGGACAAGCGCCTCGCCTTCTTCGCCGCCATGGTGAATGGCGCCGAGCCCGTGCCGCCTGGTGTGATCAGCCCGATCATGGCGCAGGCGCTGGTCGCGGCCGGCGCTGTCTCGATCGAGGCCTTGCGCCGGAAGGGGGTCAGCACATGATTATTCGGGAAGAGCGCATCGGAGATTGCCGCCTGATCCTTGGAGACTGCAGCACGATTCTTGAGCAGATCGCGGCTGACAGCGTGGTGACCGATCCACCTTATGGAATGTCATACGAAAGCGGTTTCGCGACCGATGATCTTTGGGGTTCAGAAAGAAGAATACGGGGAGACGCTGACACGGACCTAAGAGATCACGTTGCGTCGTGGGGAGGTGGGCGCCCGTGTTTGATGTTCGGCACATGGAAGATCGCGCGCCCACATGGAACTCGGCAGGTGCTGATATGGGATAAGGGCGGCGCCTTGGGGATGGGCGCGCTGGACATTCCATGGAAGCCAGATCACGAGGAAATCTATGTGATTGGCAAAGGATTTATTGGCACGAGGGATTGCGGTTCTGTTCTCAGGTGTCCACCCGTCCAAAGCATGGCCAGAAACGGTCGGGTTCATCCGAATGAAAAGCCTGTCGATCTGATGGGCAGATTGATTTCAAAGGTTCCCGGCGTCATCTGCGACCCATTCATGGGGTCTGGTTCAACATTGGTTGCCGCAGCCAAGGCGGGCCGAACCGCGATCGGCATAGAGATACACGAAACCCATTTTGCAACAGCATGTTGGCGCGTGGAGCAAGCCTATAGGCAAGGCGATCTATTCATAGGTGGAGTGCCAACGTGACCGTTGCCGCGTTCCGCAAAACCGTCGCTGACACCGCCCATTTCTGCCAGTGGGCCGCTGCGGCTCCGCCCGGCGACTTCGTGGTGTATCACATCGGCAATCTGGGCAAGGACCGCATCGGCAACGCCGCGCTGCATGAGCTGGCCGACACGGTTCTCTTGCTGTCCGAGGCGGGCTTCGTGATGGGCACCCAATATCCGATCCATTTGGCCGGAATCGCCGGGGCTTCCTACGCCGCGACCCGAACCGGCAGGGGTTGGGCGCCTCAATCCATCCTCCACCGCCGCCTCACAGCCCAGACGTGGAGAGCCCTCAATGCCGTGCATCACCGCGATAGCTGGATGTCGGCGCAGCGATCCATCCGCGACACCCTGTCCTGCCCCGATGGCATCGCCGCAGATATTCTGTGCGCCCTGTATTCCGAGGGGTGGGTGATCGACGCCCCCGGCAAGGGGTGGTGCCTCAGCCCGACAGGGCTGCGAATGCTGACGTGATTGGGCGGTCTGATGTCAAACAACAAAGCATCATTCCTCGCGCTGATCGGCCAGCCCCCGGGAGAACGGGGCCGAGCCCTCAAGTATGATGCCGATCTGCACTGCCAGATGGTGCGCGATCTGGCGCAGAAGGGTGATTTCCCCGAGTCCTGGGCAGCAGAGATCGGAATCACGATTTCCACCATGCGGCGCTGGGTGCAGGAGCATGAGGAGTTCCGCGAGGCCATCATCATCGCGCGGCACCTGCTGCAGTCCTTCTGGACCCGCGACATTGCCAAAAACCGCACCAACCCTGACTCCAAGCCGGGGCTCTACAACCTCATCGCACGGCGGTTTCCCGAGCTGTATGGCCGGGAGCCGGTCGATCTGTTCGCGTGGCTCCAGACGCCGGATGCGGTCGGAACCGAAGGCCTGACCCAACCCGGACAGGCCCCCATGATCAATCCACTGACCGGTACACCAGCGACAGAGGCCGACATTCTGGCCCGGCTGGAGGCGCTGCGGCGGCGCCGGGAAGAGGAGGGCGGGGCATGAACACAATCCCGACCAACTCCCATTTCTGCCAGCGCGCCCGGGAGCGGGCCGGGGTCGAAGACCCTGAGGCGCTGCTTCTGGCCCTGTGCCGCGCGCTTGAGCAGCAACGGCATGATGTGATCGAGCATTGCTTTGACGTGCCCGGCCCAGCGGCCCCTGATGGCCGCCCGATCCGCGCGATATGGCGCTTCCGCATCGCAAGCGGGGAGGTGTTCTATGCCGTCGTATCGCGCCTAATCATGCGCCCCATAACGGTCCTGACCCATGAGCAGGTCAGGTTCTACCGCGAGAAAAAGCGGCTCCAGAAGCCGAAGGGGCGCAAGGGTCGCCGCGTGTGTAAAACATGAGCGCCCGCGCCACCCTTTCCGCTGATGGCGGCACAGTGACCCACAGCAAGGGCGCATGGTCAGAAAGCTATCCTGTCGCAAAGCTGGCTGCGCATCTGGAGTTCTATCGCGCCATGCGGGACCGCCTTGCGCCGCATGACCGTTCGGGCCGGGCGACCGGGCCGGGCCCTTATGCCTCGTCCTATGCGGATGACGTGCTGGCGCTGGAGCGGGTCGAGAAGATGGCAAGGGTGTTGGGCACGATCTGATGAAGATGGACCCGATCATTCTGGAAGAGCTTCAGCTTCTCGAAGAGCTGGACCGCCTCCGGGCCCGGGATTCCTTTCTGGCCTTCTACATGCGGATGACGGGGTATTACCCTCCGCGCCACCTCCGGGTGATTGCACGGTTTCTGGAGGCGATGGAGAATGACCTGATCGACCGCGGCATGTTGTTCGCACCGCCGCGACACATCAAGAGCCTCAGCGCCTCAATCCTGTTCCCGGCATGGATCATGGGGCGGCACCCCTCGACCAAGATCATGTCGGTGGTCCACACCCAGAACTATGCCGGCAAGATCGGCCGCAACGTCCGAAACCTGTTGCGCCGCCGCGATTGGCCCTTTGATGGTGCGCAGCTCGCCGCCGATAGTCAGGCCCGCGACCAGTGGGCCACGCTTCAGGGGGGCGAATACAACGCCTTCGGCATCATCGGGGGCAATCAGCACGGCAACCCCGCCGAGTGGCTGTTCATGGATGACATCGTGAAGGGGCGGCAGATCGCCATGTCGCCCCATATGCGCGAAGAGGTCTGGGAGACCTACAAGGCCGACCTCACGTCCCGCCTGCAGGGGCGGCGCAAGCAGCTCATGGTCTTCACGCGCTGGCACGAGGATGATCCTGCCGGGCGCATCCTGCCCGACAATTACGATGGCCGCACGGGCTGGTATGCCGACCGTGAGACGGGCGAGAAATGGTATGTCCTCAGCCTGCCCGCCATGGCCGAGCATGAGGATGATCCGTTGGGCCGTGATCTTGGCGAGTGCCTGTGGCCGGAACAGTTCGGTGAAGCCTTCATGGGGCCGAAGCGCAAGCGCGGGGGCTGGATATGGTCCGCGCTCTATCAGCAGCGCCCCAGCCCGCAGGAAGGGCTGATGTTCACCGACGCGCACGTCATGCGCTTCGATCTGGGCGCAATCGACCTGACCCGCCTGCAAATCTACATCTCCAGCGACTATGCCGTGACCGAAGAGGGCGGCGGCGGTGATCCAGATTGGACCGTGCATCAGGTATGGGGCGTGGATCACGACCAGAACATCTTCTTGCTGGATATGTGGCGCGGGCGCACCCAGCCCGACGAATGGGTCAGGCACTGGATCAGGCTGGTGAAGAAGTGGAACCCGCTGCGCGCCTTTGAGGAAAACGGTCAGATCATCAAGTCGGTCGGCCCGATCATCCGCGCCATGATGCGACAGGAGCGCGCCTTTGTGGACCGGGTGCAGATGTCCAGCACGACCGACAAGCCAAGCCGGGCGCAATCCCTTCTGGGCTGGGCCGCCATGGGCAAGATGTTCCTGCCCCGGCGCGACACAGTTCCGGCTTCATGGCTCCCCCACCTCGACGCTTTCGAGCTGGAGCTGAAGCAATTCCCTGCCGGCAAGAAGGACGACACCGTGGATGCCGCCACGCTCTTTGCCCGCGGGCTGGACCGGATCATCGCGGGCCAGCATCCCGGCAAGGCCCGCTCGCCGCACGGCGATACCCTTGATGACCTATGGGAGAGGAACGAGGGCGGCAGATAAGGGCCAGGCATGGGCATTTCAGACATCATCCAGCCCGGGGCGCTGGGTCGGGACGGCGACGACGCCATGCCATGGCAACCCGTCTCGGAGCTTGCCCCCGACGTGCCGGAGAGCGATTCCGAGGCCGAAGGCAAGGGCCCGGATGAAAACTGGCGCTTCTGGCAGGAGCAAATCACCACAGCCCTGATGCACGAACGGCGCTGGCGCAAGGAGGCGCTGCACGCCGAGGGCCTGTATTTCGGCCCGGACGAGGACAGCGGCACGGGCGAAAGTAGTGGGGCGCCGAAGGAAAACCGGATCACCGACGAAACCGGTCTGATCCATTCCAATATCGAGGTGTTGAAGCCTCTGGTGTTCAGTGAAACCCCCACCCCTATCGTGCAGCGGCGCTGGCGTGGCGATGGCCAGGCCGACGAAACCGACCTGATGGCGGCCGAGGCGGGGCAGCGCATCGCCACATGGATGCTCACCACCACCGATTTCAACGGCGCGATGGAGCGGGCCCGCGATGACTGGCTCATTGCCGGTCGCGGGGCGGCCCGTGTCCTCTACCGCGCCGAGTTCGGGCAAGAGCAGGCCACCAACCCCCTGACGGGCGAACCCATCGTTGAGGATGTGAAGCTCAATGAGGAAGTGCTGATCCGGGGCAACGAGTGGCGCCGCCTTGTGCTGGCCCCCGCCGCGGGCTGGGACCAGATGCCGTGGATCGCGTTCGAGGTGCCCATGACGCGGGCCAAGATCGAGAAGCGGTTCCCGGAACACAAGGACAGGTTTGCCTACGTCAATAAGGGCATGAGGGGCAGGGCGCGCGCCTTTGGCGACGAGGACCGCGAGGACCGGGCCCTGTCCAGCCAGATCGACCGCACCGGAGAGCCGGTCATCAGTCCGTTTGACACCGCCACGGTCTGGGAGGTCTGGAACCGGGAAACCCGAGCCGTGATCTGGGTGTCCCCGGACTGCAAGGACGTGGTGCTGGACAAGCAGGACGATCCGCTGGGGCTGGAGTATTTCTTCCCCATGCCCAAGCCGCTTTTGGCCACGACCCGGGGCGACAGCATGAATCCGCGCCCCGATATCGCCTATTACGCCGAGCGGGCCAAGGAAATCGACCTGGCCACGCGCAAGATGCACGAGCTTCTGAAGGTGCTGGCCGTCGCGGGCCTGTTCCCCGGTGCCATGGCCGATCAGGTCAAGGCGCTGATGGAGGGCAAGAACCAGCTCATACCGGTGCAAAGCTGGATCAGCCTCATGGAGAAGGGCGGATCATCGAACATCATCCAGTGGCTTCCTCTGGAGGCCATCATCACCTGCCTCAACGCGCTGCAGATGATGCGCGAGGCAGCAAAGCAGGCCATGTTCGAGGCCTCCGGCGTCTCCGACATCATGCGGGCTCAGGGCAACCCGAACGAGACGGCGACGGCGCAGCAGATCAAGGGCCGCTACGCCGGTCTGCGCCTTGCGGCAAAGCAACGTCAGATGGCGGTCTTTGCCCGTGACAGTCTGCGGATCATGGTCGAGATTGCGCTTGAGCTGTTCGACGCTGCCCGCCTGTTCGATCTGGTCGGGCTGAACATCCCGGCGACCGAGGCGGAACGGCAAATGAAGCTGGCCGAGATCGAAGCCGGAAAGCAGCAGTTCGCGCAAGCCGTGGCGCAGTATCAGGCGCTGCAACAGGCGGTGCAGGTCATGCAGCAGCAGGGCCAGCCCGTGCCACAACTCCCGCCGCCGCCCCAAGAGCCGAAGTTTGACCGGGTGCCGGAAACCTCTTGGGAGTTGGTCCACGCCCGCCTGCGCCGCGATATGTCGCGCAAGATCACGATTCAGATCGAGACGGACAGCACGGTCCTTGCCGATGAGCAGGCCGACAAGGAGGCCCGCATCGAGTTCCTGGGTGCCTTCTCAACCTTCGTGCAGCAGCTCGCCCCGCTCATGGCCTCGGGCCAGTTCGATATGAAGACGGTCAAGGAGTTGCTGTTGTTCGGCGTGCGGGCCTTCCCGAAGAGCCGCACGCTGGAAGGCATGATTTCGCAGATGCCGGATGAGCCGCAGGGCGAGCCGAAGGAAGATACCCAAGTCATTGTCGCCAAGATCAGGGCCGAGACCGACAAGCTCGTGGCCGAGATGGAGATGGCCGACAAGGAGAAGGACCGGCAGCACGACATGCGGATGAAGGGCGCCGATCTGTTGGCCAAGGCGGCAGATACAGCCGCAAAACCAGCCTCGCCGCAACCGATCGGGCGCGCGTGATAGCTGGGGCAGCACGCTAAACAGCCAAGGAGCTGCCCCAGATGACCAGTCTCGAATCCGGCGATGCCCTCGCCGCCGCCGTCCAGAAAACACCGCACCGCGTGACGCTGGACAGCCTCAAGGCCAAGATCGTGGCCGCCGATTTCTTCCATCCCAGCTTTGCCCCGCATGTGACCGTCGCGGTTCTCCAGACCGAGAACGGCTTCACGCTGGTTGGCAAGTCGGCCCCGGCCGATCCGGCCAACTTTGACGCAGAGGCGGGGCGGACTTTTGCGCATGACGATGCCATCCGGCAGCTCTGGGCGCTGGAGGGGTATCTTTTGCGCGAGCGTCTTCGGCAGGCGGAGGGCTGACCGATGGATTTCGGCGATGCAATCCGCGCCCTGAAGCAGGGCAGGCGCGTGGCCCGTGCGGGCTGGAACGGCAAGGGCATGTGGCTGGCATTGTCGCCCGGGCATGTGAACCTATCTGCCGAAAAGTTCTGGGCTGGCCCGAACCGTGACTACGCCGAGGCTCAGGGCGGCACGGCGCATGTTCTCCCCTGCATCACCATGAAGACCGCCACCGGCGAAATCCTCATGGGCTGGCTCGCATCCCAAACAGATATGCTGGCCGAGGACTGGGGTTTGGTCGAGGACGCGCCGAAGGCTGCTCCCGCACCGTCAGCACCCGCCGTTCTTTCCCGCGCCGCCCTCACGGTGATCTCTGAAGCGGTGCAGGCCTATCTTGCCCAGCTTGAAAACCGCGAACCTCCCCCGGATCAAAGCCCGGTGGACGTGATCGAATCCGCCAGCCAGCACGTCATGGCACAGCGCGGTATCGCGGCCCCGGCCGATCTGCGCGAGGTCTGCACGCAGGTCTTGCAGCACTATCTGCGCAAGGAGGTGCGGTGATGCCATTCTTCCGTAAAAAGCCGGTGGTGATCGAGGCGCGGCAGATGCCGGAAGCGGCCGCGTGGTTTGCGCTATTGGGTGAGCTTCAGGATATTTCCCGCGGGCAAATGCCTCCCGGCCTTTCTCGCGTGGTAGATTCCGCGAGAGGCATTGCGGCATGGTGTGGCGGCCAGTTCACCTGTGACGCCCTTGGCCCGTCCATCCTGATCGACACGCTGAAAGGCCAGATGCGCGCCGATCCGGGCGACTGGATCATCAGGGGCGTGAAAGGCGAGTTTTACCCCTGCAAGCCAGACATCTTCGACGCGACCTATGAGGCAGCGGAATGAGCTGGCTCCTCATCATCGTCCTCGTCGCTGATGGCGCACGAACCGAGGCGCCGGTGGGCCTGATGATCGACCGGCGGGCCTGCAATATTGCCGGTTTCGGCATGGGGGCCGTGCTGTCGCAGGCTAATCCCGGCGTTGATGTGGGGTGGCGCTGCGAAAAGCAGGTCGCGGCATGACCGCATCCGAACACGCCCGCATCTTCGGCTCGCGTGAACCTGCCGCCCCGGGCCGGTCCCGCCTGTGCAAGACCTGTGGTGACTGGCACCGGCTGGATAAGCCTTGGCCGCACAACTGCCGCCCGCCCGCGCCGCCGCGATCCGTTCTGCCCGCCCCGATGCTGGCCCCGAAGTTTCAGGAGTTCGTCGCGGGTGATGTGTTCAACCCGGTCCCGATCGGTGATCCGTCGGCCAAGCGCGAATACATGGAGCGCAACGGCTTGGTGGAGTGGGACGCTGGCGTGAAGCCGGATCGGGAACCGACCGAACGGGAATGGGAGCGCGACCTCGCCATGGACCTGAAGCGCGAGGCCGAGATTGACCCGCTGAACCGCCCGCCCGTCGATGTGGTGGGGCGCACCGATCTGGATGGCGCAGCCGAAATCGACACGACCGACATGGAGGTTTTCAAGTGAAGTCCGAGCCGTTGCCGACCCTGATCCCTGCGCGACCCCATGAAGCCGACGAAGAGCAGCGCCTGCGCGAGGCCATCAACCGGCTGTGCGGTCAGGCGCTGGCCGCTCTGGATGCCGCCATCAAGTTTCGCACCGCCCCGCATGAAGCGCAGCGTGCCCGCCATCTGGCGCGCGGCCATCTGGTCGATTTCAGCCTGAAGGCGATGCACGCCCTCACACTGACCGCCGCCGAAAAGAAACAGACCGAGGAGTAATCCCCCATGCCCGCCGACATCGACAATGACGCCGACATCGACCGCACCGACCTGATCGAAGAGGATGAGGACGATTCCGCAGTCCTTGAGGTCATCCGCAAGGCGCTGGAAGAGGGCGCCGACGATTCCGCCCCTGTCGGTCGCGCCTTCCCCGAACTGGACGAGGATGGCCGCGACGAGATGGTCACCCTTGAAAAGGGGTTGGAGCTGATCGACAAGGCCGCCGTTCCGGCGCAGCGCAAGCCGAAGGGCGATGACCCGGACGCGGAAGGCAAGAAACCGGGCGAAACCGGCGTTGACCCGAAGGCGGAGGATGACGCCGAAGCGGAGGCACAGCCCGCCGATGGTGCGGCACAATCCGACGCCGCCGACCCCTATGCCGAGCTTCTGGCCGGGATCGACGGTGACCGGCGCGAGACCCTTACGGGCCGCCTGCGGCAAGCCGACGACATGCTGTCGATCTTCGCCGGGCATGAGGCCGAGATGCAGGCGCACGGCATCACGCCGGTTCAGCACATGCGCAGTCTGGCCCAGATCGACCAGTTCGCCCGCAAGAACCCCGAGAAGTATCTGGCATGGGCCGCGACCGAGATCGGCAAGGACAAGGCCGAAGACCTGATCACCAAGGCCGCCGAGCTGCTTGGTCTCAAGGTCACGCGCGACGATGATGGCGACCCCTTCGAGGATGAGGGTGTCAAGAAACTGCGCGAAGAGAACCGCGCGCTCAAGGCGCAGAGCCGCAATCTGGGGTTCAGCCCGTTTGAGGCCGCACCGCCCACCGCCACGGACCTTGCGGCATGGGTCGAGGAGAAGGCGCCGGATGGTTCGCTCAAGCGCCCGCTGTTCCGCGACCTTGAAGCGGGTATTTCCCGCATGGCGCAGGAGCATCGCACCAAGACCGGCAGGGCCGTCACCTTCGCCGATCTGGACGGGTTCTACACCGCCCTGACCGCGCGCCTCGGGGGGCAGCAACAGCCGCCGTCCGCACAGACGCCTGCGCCGCAAGTGGTTCCCGCCGCACAGGCGCAACCCGCTGTGACAGGTGGGGTTCAGAAAGCGGCGGCACCGGGCAGCGTGGAACGCGCCAAGGCCGCCAGCAAGAATCTCGACGGATCGGGCCATGGAGCCAGTCGTCGCCCCGCGCTGTCTGCGGATGCTGATCTTGATGCCACGCTGCGCCATTTCATGGGCGGCTGAAGCAGGGAAAGGCTCTGACGGTGCGCGGGACCGCTGATGAGGCAACATCATGGCGAACCCGAACTGGGGTGAAGTGGTGACGGCGACCCTCGCGCACCGTCGCAAGAAGATGGCCGACGCCATCTCGAAGAACAACGTCCTCTACTACGAGATGCGCCGCCGTGGCCGTGACAAGACGGTCCCCGGCGGTCGCACCATCACCGCGCCGATCATGGTCGGTGAGGAAAACGTGAACTTCCAGTGGTATGTGGGCCGTGAAGGGCTCAACATCGCGGGTCAGGAAGTCCTGACCTCGGCGGAGTTCCCGTGGAAGCAATACGCCTGCGGCGTGTCGATCAGCGGCCTTGAGATGCTGATGAACGACGGGCCGGAGCAAATCCACAACATGATGAAGGCGCGGATCGCCCACGCCGAGAAGACCATCACCAACCAGCTTCACCGCTCCGCGCATGGTGACGGCACGGCCAACGGTGGCAAGGAGTTCGGCGGTCTCGCGCTGCTCGTCTCCGAAACCGCCGGCGCGACCGTTGCCGGGATCAACTCCGGCGTTGCGACCTGGTGGGACAACCAGCGCCGCGCAACCGGCGCCGCGCCCGACAAGGACACCATCTTCGGTGAAATGCTGGCCCTGTGGCTGGAAACCTCGCGCGGCGCCGACAAGGTGAACCTGATCGTGTCGGACAACACCTGGTATTCGGTGTTCGTCAACTCGTTGCAGGCCCAGCAACGGTTCATGGACCGCAAGCTGGCCGGGGCCGGGTTCGACAACGTGATGTTCCAGTCCACCCCCGTCACGCCGGACGGCGGCATGGGCGGCTATGCGCCCGAGGGAATGCGCTTCCTGAACCTCGATACCATCGAGATCAACATGCACGCCAAGCGCAACAACGTGGTTCTGGGCGGCCCGCGCCGCCCCCTGACCGAAGACAGCGACACTGTGATCATCGCCGGGATGGGCAACTGGACCATCGACAACCGGATGCTCAACGGCGTGCTGACCGAGTGATCGGGTCGGGCCGGGTTCAACGCCCGGCCCGCTCTCCATCCTGAAACCGCCAAGGAGCAATCATCAGATGTATCCCAACATGCAGCAGGCGCCGGGTAACCCCGCGATTTCCCGCAACCTGACCGACAGCGACCTGTCCAGCCATCTGGGGCCGGTGGCCGGGTCCGGTGGCCTTCATGTCCAGTTCTTCTATTCCAAGGTGCGGATCGCCTCGACCAATCCTGCCCTCAACGGCAAATGGTCCACCCGGCTTTGCGTGGCGAAGATTCCGCGCGGCGACCGCCTGACCATCGCCTGCCGCTACATTTCGGAAGACGAGGCGATGCGCCAGTTCCCGCGCGAGTTCGCCATGTTCAAGCAGTATGACGCGGTGCCCACCTCCGGCACGCCGCTGCATGACCTGCCCGGCATCTCGCAATCCCAGATCGCCTATCTGACGATCCACAACCTGCGCTCCATCGAAGACCTCCTCTCCATGCAGCCCGAGCAGATCAATGGCATGGGTATGGAAGTGGTGCAGGCCTATGCCGTGGCAAAGCGCTGGATGGCCGCCAAGACCGACGCTGGCGCCATGCTCAGCGCCGCGCAGACCGATGCAACCATGTCGGTCGAGAACCAAGCGATGCGCGAAAAGCTGGCAGCGATCGAGCGGCGCAATGCCGAACTGGAAGCGCAGCTCACGGTCCTCAACCGCCTTGCCCCCCAGCAGGGCGCGGCACAGCCCGCAGCCATGCTTACGGGCGATGTGGCCCCGTATCAGGTGCAGGCCGCGCGTGACGCCGACCCGGTTGATGATCTGCCCGACGCGATGTCGCGCGAAAGCAACCTGTTCAGCGGCGGCATGGTTGATGGCAATGATGATCTGATCGACAGCCCGTCCCCGGAAAACCCGCTGGGCCTCAAGCCGCGCGCCAAGCGGGGCTGAACGGGATGGCGCGGACCATCCTTGAGATCGCCGTAGAGGCAGCGGAGCGGGACGCCACGGCGCCCGCCCCAACAACCCTGTTCGGCACCAACAACCGCGTGTCGAAGATCCTGCGCACCGCCGCCTTCGACACCATGCGCGAGGTCATGGCCAAGACCGACTGGATCGGCCTGTCGGAACTGCATTCGACATGGGCCTTCTCGACCCGCCCGGGCCGCTACGCCTATCCGCTGCCGCCTGACTTCCTGCGCCTTGTTCCAAACACGGAACACCGCGGCGGCTGGCCCATGGGAATGGTGGGTCCGGCCTCGCCGCAGTCGTGGGCGCACTGGCTTTTCGGGGGCGCCGCAACCCCGGTCCAGATGGGTTGGCGGATCAGGAACAACGTGCTGTGGATCGAACCCACGCCGCAGGCCTATGAGCTGATCACCATCGACTATGTGTCGCGTTTCCCCGTGGTGTCCAACATCGCAGAGGGTGACTATGACTTCACCCAATCCCCGCCGTCCTGCTACGCGCCCTTCGTGCCGCGCGATGGTCACCTTGATCTGGCAACCCTTGATGTGGCCGATCTGGTGGAGGGCGAGGGCGAGTATGATGGGGCGCCCGGCTGGGACATCGCCATATTCGGGGAGGAAACCTTCGAGGCTCTGCGCCGCCTCAGCCCGGTTTCGGCCGCAGCGCCATTGCCGCAGGTGCGCCGGCCCACCTTTACCGCAGATACGGACCTGCCAGCCTTCGATGATGATCACCTGCTTTCGCTTGGCATGACGTTCAGGCTGCGCCGAGCCATAGGCAAGGACTATGCGGAGGTCGCGGGAGAGTATGAAGAGCAGCTTGAGATGAAGCTGGGGTCGGATGCGGGCGGCGCCCGGACGCTGCGCCTCGGGGCTTGTGACGATGTGGCGCAAACCGTGCCGCTGGGCGGCGGTCGCTGGATGGTGTCGTAATGCCGCAAATCTCCCTGCCAAGCTACAGCCCGAGCCGCACCAAGACCCGCACCTATGACGTGAAGGCAGACCCCGCTACCGTCATTGCAGCGCTTCTGCAGCTTGTGGCTCCGACCGGCTCCCTTGTTCCGACCCTTTCCGAATCCGAGCCCGGCGATGGCTGGAAGCTCTGCAACGGTCAATCGCTCCTGAAGTTCGAATACCCCGACCTTTTCTCCGCTATCGGCGGGACGTGGGGCGAAACGGCAGATACCTTTGCCCTGCCTGACTTCCGTGGCAGGCTTCCGATTGGCGCCGGTGGCAGCGCCGGGCTCACGCTCAAGGCCGCCGGCGGCGCCCATCAGATTGTGCTGACCCAAGACCAGATGCCGCCCCATGCCCATGATCTGACCGATCCGGGCCACACCCACAACTTCACCGGCGCGCCGCACACGCATGGTGTCACCGACCCGGGCCACACCCACACCGCGGCGGTTGTCGCCGCTGGCACCGCAACCTCTGGCCCATCCGCTGACGGCGCCACGACGGGCAGCACGTCCAGCGAGATGACCGGCGTCACGGTCGATGCGGCGACGGCGGGCGGGACCAACGCGACATCTGCAACCGGAATCGTGGTGCAAAGCGCGGGCGCTGGATCGCCCGTCAGCATTCTGCCGCCCGTCATCGCGGTAAACTGGTTGGTGCGGACATGAAGCGGCAAAAAGACAGGGCGCGGCGGCGGGCGACGGCAGGAAGCCGGTCATCGCGCGAAATCACCCTTCCGCTGCCGCTGCGCGGCCTGTTCGTGGAGGCAAAATCGGCGCAGGTCTCGAACCTCTTTGCCGCAGAGCTGCACAATTGGCGGTCCAACGGGGTTTCGCTCGTTCCCCGGCCCGGTGTTGTGTGGCAGGGCGAGCCGAGCGGGGTGATCCAGCGCGTGCCCTATGAGTTCGGGCGCAACCCGCGCTGGATTGAGATCACGGCTTCTGGTGCGTCTTGTGGTGCGGCGGAGATCACGCGCCTGTTCGGCGGCAACGCGATGGTGGCCGAGATCAGTTCCAACATCATCTTGGCGGATGGCTTCGGCGCGCCGGTCCGCTTCAATGGCACAGAGTTTCAGGAATCCACCTTCTCGACCGTGACGGGCGCAAACCCGGCGCGCTTCGATGGCGTGATCAGCCATCACGACCGGCTCTATTTCTGGCGCTCCGGCGATGCGCTGGAGTTCTACTATGGCGATGTGGGCGCGGTGGGGGGCGGATTGGCGCGCTTCCCGCTCGACCGGCTGGGCAATATAACGGGCTCCATCGCGGCCATGGTCAGTCTGACCGTGGACGCGGGGCACGGCATGAACGACATGCTGTGTATCGTCACGACCACGGGCCACCTCGTCCTCTATGAGGGCCTTGACCCGGGAGATGCCTCGGACTGGCGCCTGACGGGGCGCGTCAGGGCTGCGGCGCCTATCGGCCCGCTTGCCTTCGCGGAGGTTGGCTCCGACGCCTGGATGATGACGGCGCAGGGCGTGGTCTCCATCGGGGAGTCGATCCGCAGTTCGGTTCTGGCGCTGGTATCTGACATCACCGCCCCGATTTCGGATGAGATCACCGCTGCGGTTGACGAAGGAACGGGCGTGTGGCGCATGTTCACCTCGCCAGATGGCGCCATGGTCCTGATCAGCCGGGCGGTTGGCCTTGAGGCGCGCCAGTGGGTTTTTTACACCAAGAGCAAGTCGTGGGCCACGGCGGACCTTCCGGCCCGCGACTGGCACGCCTTCAACGGCAAGCCCTTCATCACCGGGTTTGATGGCCGTCTTGGCACCATTGCCAGCCGCGATTCCGGCGAGGTGATCACGTCTCGCTGGGTCAGCAGTTGGTTCGAGGCGCCGGGAGTTTCCGGCGTGGCCTATCTGGTCCCGACCATCCGCGCCCAAGGTCCGCTTACGGTCAGGGTCACGCTCCTGTCGGACACGCGCGACAGCGCCGCCGACATCGCAGAGGCAGAGCAAACCGTCACCCTCGAACCCGAAGAGGATGATGGCGGAATCGTCACCCTCTCGGACGAGATCGTGACCGATGCCGAAGGCTCGCGGTTTCAAATCATCATCGAGGTCACATCGGCATGGTCCGAACTCATCAGCCTGAAGGCCGCCGTCGTATAGCCCGCCTTGGCGCCGTGGTTTTCGGCGCTGATGCAGAGGTGGCGAATTGGGTGGCGCGATCCATCCCCGGATATATCGCCAGCCCGGACGCCAAGGCTCTTGGCGTGGTCAAGGGCGGCAGGCTATTGGCCGGCGTGGTGTTCGAGCGATGGAACGGGGTTCACGTCGAGGCGTCGATTGCGGCGCGGCCCAAGTCGCGCTGGGCCGACCGGCGCACCCTATTCGCACTGTTTCATTACCCATTTGTCACCTTGGGGTGCCGCGCGATCAGCGTGACGGTGCCGGGGTCAAACCTTCTCTCTCTCAACCTCTCCACGAAGCTGGGATTCGAGCCGAAGGCCATCATCCCGTTCGCCGCACGTGACGGCGGGCCGCTGATAGTCCTGCAGCAGTATAGCGAAACTTGCAGATGGATCGGTGATCATGGGAAAAGGCGGACGCGCACCGGAGGCCCCTGACGCCTATGAAACCGCCTCCGCGGAGGCGCAGTTCAACCGGCTTGACACCTACTCCCCCTCGGGAAGCGGCACGCGCTACGGCTATACCGATGCGAACGGAAACTTCGTGCAGGGCGTGGCGCCGCAAGGCTCGCAATCTGCGGTCCAGACCGTTGAGAGTCCGTGGGAGCGCGCCATCCGTGAGGCGCTGCAACCCGCTTCGACCAACCTTGTCAACCGGATGGTCTCGGACAACATCACCAATATGCCGGATGCGGCCCGGCCCCGGGACACCTCAGCGTTGGCGCAGCAGATTTTCGACGCGGGATATTCCCGCATGGCGCCGCAGTTCCAGCAGGAGAACAGCCGCCTCCTGACCAACCTTCAGGCGCGCGGAATCCCGGTTGGCGCGGAGGCGTTCAGCGAGGCAAGTGCGGCGCAGCAGCAGCAGGTCAATGATGCGATGCAGCAGCTCACGCTTGGCGCCCAAGAGCAGGCCGCCGGGGAGCAAAGCCGCCAGTTCGCACTGGACAGCGCGGCGCGGCAAAACTCGATTTCCGAAATCGTGGCGGCGATGGGTGGCAGCTACAACCCGCCCAATGCCAGCGCCAGCGGCAATGCTGCGGGCGTGAACTATTCCGGCCTTGTGGGCCAGCAATACCAGAACGAGCTGGCGCAGTATAATGCCCAGCAGCAGCAGCGTGCCCAGACAGCAGGGACGATTGGCAGCATCGGCGCCGGTCTTCTGATGAAATGCTCGCGCGACTTCAAGAATGTCGGGCCGGAAATCACCGAAGGCGCCGACGGCCCTGTCATTTCGATTGCCGACCTGTCGGATGCGGTGTGCCACATGCCGCTGCATGTCTGGGCCTACCGCCCGGATCACGCCCCGGCTGGCGATGGAGAGGTGACGCATATCGGGCCGATGGCGGAGGATTTCCACCGCCTGACCGGAATTGGTGATGCCAAGACCATTTCCGTCATTGATGCCTTCGGGGTGGTGTTCGGGGCGTTGAAGGACGCTCTGACCCGAGTGGCTGTCCTTGAGCGCCGCATGGGCGGCGAGGCGGTGCATTGATGGCAAAGTTCGGGTTCGGTGCGGGGCAAGGTGCTTCGACGGGGGCGACAACGGGGCAGGGTGCCGGGGGCTTCTTCGGCGCGCCCGGGTCGCAGCAGCGGTATGACATGACCATGCAGATGGTCCAGAACGCGATGGCGCAGTCGCAGGGCACCAACAGCCCCCTTCTTGCCCTTCTTGCTCCCATGGCTGGGGCCGCTATCGGCGCGCGGGCCACCAAGCAGTATGAGGATGCCAGGGCAGCGGAGGCGACGAGCCAGACCGAGGCATTGCTTGGCCCCGTCGCTTCGTCACCCAAGGGCCGGGCCGCGCTGGACGTGCTGAATGACCCGGACGCCCCGGATTACCTCAAGAGTATCGCCGCCTCGATGATGAAGGATGTTCCGGTCGGCGGCGGTTCCGCACCAAGCGGGCGCAGCGGTTCGCGCCGCTCCACGCCGTCGGCTGCGAAGACCCGCATCTACGGCGAATACGAGGTGGACGGGATGCTCTATGGCCGTGACGCCTATGGCAAGATGGTGCCCTACTTGGACGCAAACGGGAATCCTATTCCGGCCAAGGGAAAGAAGGCCGCTGCGCCAGCGCCAGCCGCCCCGCCTCTGCCGCAAGACCCGGTTCTGCCCAGCGACCCCGCTGCGCCCGCCTCCCTTCCGACACCGGGCAGCAACGGGCTGACCGATGATGAACTTCTGCTCAAGTATCTCGGGGCAAGATAATGGCGACCTTTGAAGAACTGATGGCCGCTCTCCGCAAGGCTGACGCGGCGGGCGACACCGAGGGCGCGGCGCGCATTGCGCAGATGGCCAGCAAGATCAAGGGGGCGCAACCCGCGCCGTCGCATGGCGCATCGGCTGTCCCGCAGGACGCCCCCTCGCCGGTTCTGCCGCAAGACCCGGTGACGCCGGGCGGGTTTGACCAGCAGATCATCAGCCTGATGCAGCCCGCCGGTGGCCCGCCGGTCTCGGCTCTTTCGGCCCAGGCGCCCGCGCCCCGCGTTGCGCCGAACATGGCAGGGCCGATCCGGGCCACCATGACGCCACGGGTCGCAATGCCGGTCGAAGACCCGCTTCTTGCCGCTCTGCGCGGTGAGGACGTGCAGGCCAATGGTGCCCCCGTGACTTATGGCGCAAGCCGGGATGCCAATGACCAGCGCCCGCCTTCCGATCCATTCGAGGGCGAGGGGTTCAAGCCGCTGGCCAAGCGGCGCGGCCAGCAGTTCGTGCGCGGCGCGACTGAGGTTGTGGCGTCTGTGCCGGAATCGGTGGCGATCACGGGGGAGATGGCGGACAGGACGCGCTCCGCAGGCGCGGTGCAGGGCGCTGATTTCCGCGCGCAGTTGATCACAGATATTGACGCTCGCCTTGCCGACCCGGCCACGCCAGCCAATGAGCGCGCCATCCTTGAGCGCAACAAGGCTGACATGACTCAGGGCATCGACACCCTGCGCGGCGAGGCGGCGCAACCAATCGTTCCGGCGCAGGACCGCCCCGTCTTCGCGGCGGGCGACCAAATCCGCGGCGCCGTGACGGATACCGTCGGCGCCCCTGATCCGCGCGATGTCGGGTTCTGGGCGCAGGCCGCAGAGGGCAGCGGCAACATGGCCGGCATGATTGCGGCCAGCACCGCCGGGGGCCTTGTCGGCGGCCCGGCTGGCAGTCTGGCTGTGGGCGGCATGACCGGCTCGACCATGAACCAGTCGCAGGTTTTCAAGGAGGCTCTGGACGCCGGGGCGGATCAGGAAACCGCGCTGCAAGCCTCGAAATGGGCCGCCGTAATTGGCGCTGGCGAAATCATCCCGATCAACCGCGCCCTGAAGATCCTTCCGCCCCGCCTCCGCGGTGAGCTGGCGACCGGGTTCATGCGCAAGTTTGTCGATCTGGCGCAAGCATCTGGCGAAGAGGCGGCTCAGGAATACCTGTCGCAGGTGGCGAACAACATCGCGGCCCAGAAGCTCTATGACCCGGAACGCGGCTGGACTGAGGGGGCGACAGACGCCGCGCTTGTCGGTGCGGTCCTTGGTGCGGGTGTTGGCGGCATCGGCTTGGCTCTGGAAGGCAAGCCTGCGGCGCAGAACGTGACGGCCCCGCCGCGCCGGGAAGAACCGCCAGCCGACCCGCTCAGCCAGATCACCGCCGCCATGCAACCGCCCGCGCCGGATCAGGCACCGAAGACCCCGGCGCCGGAACAGCCCGCACCGCAAGCCACCGCAAATCAGACCCAGCCCCAACCGTCGCAGGGCGATGCGGGCCGCTACGAGATTCTGGACGAGATCGAAAACGGCCCCGACGGGCAGCGCGTCCCGACCGGGCGCAAGGTCCGGTATGACCGGCAGACCGGCACGGTTGAACCGATCAGCCCGGACCAGATCGACGCAGAAGTGAAGTCAGAAGCCCCGCCACCTGCGGAAATGCGTAAATCCGCAGATGCGGAACCGGCGCCAGAGGGTCAGCCAAGCCCGACCGCAGGCCCGGCGCCCCAAGCTGATGTGGTGCAGGCCGCAGGCGGAACCGTGCCCCCGGCGCCTATTCCGAACCAGCCCCGCAATTTCGAGTTTATCGACGCGGCAGGTGTGGCCAAAATCGGCACCGAACCCGGCGTGATGCAATACAAGGCCGGTGGTGATGCGGAAGGCGTGACGGATCGGCTCAAGGGCGTGACCGAGTGGCGGCCGGAACGCGCTGGCATGTCGATCATCTATGAGTATGCCGACGGGCGCCGCGTAATCGCTGATGGTCACCAGCGCCTTGGGCTGGCCAAGCGGCTTGCCGGGCAGGGCAAGGCGATCCAGATGCCCGCCATGATCCTGCGGCAGGCCGATGGCGTGACCCCGGAAGAGGCGCGCGTGACGGCGGCCCTGAAGAACATCGCGGAAGGCTCTGGCACAGCGCTGGACGCGGCCAAGGTGTTGCGCGGCACCGACAAGACGCCGGATCAGTTGGGCCTTCCCCCGTCATCCGCCATCGTGCGGGACGCCATGGGGATGCGCAACCTGTCGGAGCAGGCCTTCGGCATGGTGATCAACGGCGTGTCGAGCGAGCGCGACGGCGGAATCGTCGGGCGGGCGGTGACCGACAAAGCGGCGCAGGCCAACATTCTGGCGCTTCTGGCGCGGATGCAGAAGGAACGCCCCATCACCGCGTTTCAGGCCGAAAGCGTGGCGCGGCAGGCCGCTGCGGATACCGTCGTGGAGACGCAGGACAGCCTGTTCGGCCCGGAAGACGACACCAAGAATCTCTATCTTGAGCGGGCGAAGATCCTCGAAGCCGCCTCGAAGATGAAGCGCGAGGAGCAAAGCGCGTTCAGGAACGTCATCGCCAATGCCGACCGGCTTGCCGCCGCTGGCAACCAACTTGACGCAGAGGGCAACCAGACCCGACTGGACAGCGCAGCCGCGATGCGGGACTATCTGGGCCGCGAAGCCAACACCAAGGGAGCGATCAGTGAAGCCCTCACAGCAGCAGCACGCGCCCTCAACGGTGGCGCAACAGTCGCCGCCGCAACCCGGCAGTTCCTCGATGCCGTCGAACGTGAATTGGGAGCGCGCGGCCAGCAACGCGCAGACGGCAATCAAGGAGGGGCAGCGCCTGTCCCAGAACGCCAGCCGGAACCTGAACCGCAAGCCGTAGGCGGGAAGGGGGGGGAAGTTGATCCTCCCCAGGGCGACAAGCGGGACGAAAACGCCGCGGATAGTGATCTGTTCGGCGGGCCCGCACCGGCGGCGCCCGATCCGCAAGCCGACATTCTGGCCGCCATGACCGGGCGAAAGCCGAAGGGGTCAGAGGCGAAACCACCGGCAGCACCCGAGTCAGACGCTACTGTCGGCGATGCGATCCGCGCCGCTTTCGATGCCTTGCCGTCGGTCCAGATCGGGCGCCAGCATTGGTATCCATTGACGGTTACGGCGCGCGGCAAAACCCGGCATTTCCTTGCCTCGCAATGGCAGGTGGACAGCACGGGACGCAAGCGCCCCGCGATCCACCTGCTAAACATCATGCAGGTCAGGATGATCCGCGCAGCCACGCCCGAACCGCGCTTTGTCCGGTATCGCCTCAATGCCAAGAACGAACTTGTGGAAGACGGCTTGCCGGTTGCGCTGACCGAAGGCGACCTGTTGCAGCGGTGGGCGGGTGCCGGGCTTCCCTTGCCGGAAGGCGTCAAGGCGCCCGGCGCCGACCCTACGCCTGCAGCACCACCCCCCGCCGACCCCTTCGCCCCGGCCCAGACCGGAAAATCCCCTGCCCAGATCAAGGCCGAAGCCGAGGCCGCCGTGCGCGCCCAGCAATCCAAGCTGCGCAAACCGGATGGAAACTCTGGTGACGCCGGGCCGCTCTTCAACCCTGATCAGGATTTGTTCGACCCGCCGAAGGCTGATCCGAAGCCTAAGCCGCAGTCACCGACCGACAAGCTGGCGGATGAAATCCGGGCGCGACAGGCCGCAGTTGAGGCGATGCAGGCCGAACGCCGCGCGATCCTCGCGCGCTACACGGTCGATGGTGACGAGGCCGTAAACAAGGCCAACGGCTCCTTCGACATCGCGGAAACGCCTACCGGCGAAACGCTCATGGCCAAGCTGATTGAGGCCAAGACCTTCGCCGAGAAGAAGGCCGTGGCCGATGCCTTCGTGTTGGACGAGGGAAAGCGGAGCGGGGTCGAACACCTCGTTGTCCTGACAGAGGACGGCATCCCGCTGGCGATCACGTCAGGCCACAAAAGCGGCGTGTCGTTCCCGGCTGCGGTCTGGCGGGCGGGTTCGCGTGATGAGGCGGCCTATTCTGTCCACAACCACCCGAGCAGCAACGGTTTCAGCGGGTCCGATCTGGCCATTCTGGCCATTTGGCCAAAGCACACACTCGCGGTCATCGGGCACAACGGGGACCGGCACGAAGTCCGCGCCACGCGCGACTTCGACATGGTGGATGACGTAACCCTGCGCGATCCGATGAACCGTCAGGCGAAACTGAACGTGGCGCTGACCGAGGCGCGGGACGCGGCCCTGTGGCGCATCAACCAGCACATGCTGGAAAAGGGTGAGGCAAACGCTGCAGGTGAGGCAAGATACCTAGCAGCCACGCGACCCTTCTTCCAACTCGTGCTGGAAGAAATGGGCCTGATCATCTACACTGATCGGGCGAAATGGCGGGCGCAGTTCGAGGCGCAGGGCTTCAACTTCGAGGACTTCTATGGACAGGTTTCAGGCGCTGTCGCTGATCGGCTTGGACGGGCCGGATTCATCATCCCCGAGGGCGGAAATACAGGCGGAAATCGACCGGCTGACGAAAGCCCCCAAGCCGCATCACCCGGAGCTGACGGCGCGGCTGGAAAGCCTGCAGCAGATGGCGCAAAAGGCGACGGAAGAGGGCGGGTTCCGGCGCAACCCGTAGGCCCGGCCAAGACTGGCAACGCCGCTCTCGACGGCGCCCTTGATGACATTTTCGGAGACGAAGCAGATGTTCCAAGCCCCGGCCAGCGTGTGGAACGCGATAGCGGAAACCCAGACCCTGCGGACGGCATGGGCGGAACAGATGTTCCCGCTGCCGCAGGACGAGATGGACGTGGCGGTGAAGGGCGAACTGGACCGGGTGGAAGCCCAGACAGGGAGCAAAGTGCTGGCGGCGGCCTACCTGGTGGTGATGCCCCTCCTGTGGGAAGCGGAAGCGATCCGGGCGTGGACAGCGCAGAACGGCCCGCTCGCAAGCCTGCCTCCGGTCGAAAGCGTGGCACAGGCGATGGCAATCGCGCAGGGGGACTATCTCCTGACGCAGGACGAGGCGCAGACCCTGCGGGCAATGCTTCTGGCGCCACCCCCGGAAAGCTGACGCCCGCGCAGCAGCTCGCTGCGATCCGGGGGATTTTCAAGGAAGACGTGATTGATTTCGTGGCCGGGCCTGAGCGGCGCCGGACGGATTCCGATGCTTTCCGCAAGTGGTTCGGAAACAGCAAGGTTGTGGATGCGGATGGCAAGCCGCTGGTTCTTTACCATGGCACTGATGCCGATTTCCAAGGGTTTGGCGTTGAACATCTCGGGTCTGCCACAGATGCCAACTCCGCGAAGATGGGCTTTTTCTTTTCTGACAGAAGTAAAACGGCAGAATATTACAGCACCCTGAGCAATAAAGAGCGCGAGTTTCAGAAAAAAATTGCTCGGATTACCGGGCGGGATTTTGTCGACTCCGGGGCGAATGTAATTCCCGTCTACCTCTCTCTGAAAAATCCTCTGGTTCACGATTTTAAGGGGAGGGTGCATCGGAGCACGGCCTACTATGACCTGTTGCGCAAAGCGCAAGCTGAGGGGCGAGACGGAGCCATCTTCCGCCGAACCTATGATGCAGGTGAATACGGACGCTTTGATGCCATAATGCGGGGTCGGTTGAAATCGGAGACGGTTTTCGTCGCCTTCCGACCTGAGCAGATAAAATCCATCTTCAACCAAGGCACATGGGACGCCAGCAGCCCCTATATGCTGCGCGAGGATGCGGCAAATCCTATTGACCCGCGCAAGGCCGAGGCTCTGGAGTCGATCTTCGTCGGCGCGCTGGATGGCGTGAACGTCAAGGCGGCGACTGACCGCGACCTGTTCCGCAGCATCATCCTGCCGCTGCGCGATGCCGGCATGACGCGGGAAGAGGTGGCGGAGATGACGCCCTATCTCGAATCCTTCCTCGCCAATCTGCGCGCAGGGCGGGTGGGGCTGGCCACTGAACCTGCGCCGCGCGCCATCGAGGCCGATGACCGTGCCGCGGTGCAGGCCAAGGCCGACCGGATCAAGCCGGTTGCGGCGGACGAGGCGAATATCCGGGCCACGCTGCCGCTTCTGCTTCCCGAGCAGCAAGACGACGTGCTGAAGGTGGAACGCCGCTTCTCCAAGCCCGACGGGCACGGCATGATGATCACCAACGGCACCGGCACGGGCAAGACCTTCTCCGGGGGCGGGGTGATCAAGCGCTTCGTCCAGATGGGCAAGGGGGATATCCTGATCGTCGCCCCGTCGGAGGCGGTCATCGCCGGATGGACCAAGGCCCTTTCCGCGCTGGACGTTCCCGTGAACCAGTTGCGCGACACCAAGGACGCCGGTCAGGCGGTGACCATCACCACCTATGCCAACCTGCGCGACAACGATGCCTTGGCTTCCCGGTCCTTCGATCTGGTCGTGACGGACGAGTCGCAGAACCTCATGTCCTCGCAAGACGGGGCGGTCACTGGTGCGCTCCAGAACCTGCGCGCCATCACGCACCGGCCCGCCGATCTGTGGCGCAAGTCGCGGATGCGTCACGCCAAGGAGTGGGAAGCCTACAAGGCCATGAGGGACGGCGAGGCCAAGACGGCGGTGTATCGCCGCCTCAAGTCGCGCGAAGAGGCGGAGGTGGCGCGCTGGGCGCAGGAACCGCGCTCCAAGGTCTTGTTCCTCTCCGCCACGCCCTTCGCCTATGACAAGGCGGTGGACTATGCCGAGGGCTATCTCTTCGACTATCCCAAGGATGGCCATGTCGGGCGCAGCCGCCAGAGCGGCCAGAACCTGTTCATGGTTCAGCACTTTGGCTATCGCATCCGGTATCACAAGCTGACCAAGCCCGAGGCGGCGGTGGATAGCGCCGTGTTTGAGCGTGAGTTCCATGAAAAGCTGAAGCGCGATGGGGTGCTGTCCGGGCGCAGCCTTCAGGTCGATGTGGACTATGACCGCAAGTTCGTTCTGGCCGCCGACGGATTGGGAACCCAGATCGACGCCGTTCTGAAGCATGTGTTCGAGGGGCGCAGGAACGCGGACAAGGCGATTGCCGACGGCTATCAGACGCTGGAACGGGAGATCAGCCAGAAGTTCAACTACCTCAAGCGGATGCAGCTTCTTGAGGCGATCAAGGCGCGCGCCGCAATCCCTGACATCGAAAAGCACCTCGCTCTGGGCCGGAAGGTCGTGGTGTTCCATGACTACAACGTCGGCGGCGGGTTCAACCCGTTCTCCAACATCGCACCGGCAAATGATGCCAATGCCATCGCGGCGGCGGCCGATCTGATGGCGGCTTTCCCCGACCTCAATCGCATGAAGTTCGCCAGCTATGCCGCGCCGGTTGATGCCCTGCTCTCGGCCCTTGGCAAGCGGGCCCGCGCCTTCAACGGCACAGTGCCCCAGAAGAAGCGCCTCCAGAATCTGGCCGACTTCAACACCGACGGCAGCGGCGCCGACGTTCTGGTGGTTCAGTCCGACGCGGGAGGGGCTGGGATTTCGATGCACGATCTTACCGGCACCCACCAGCGCGTGCTGATCAATCTCGGGATGCCGACAAAGCCGACCACCACCTTGCAGGAAGAGGGGCGCATCCTTCGCGTGGGCACCGTCACCAATGCCCCGTTCCGGTATTACACCATTGGCACCGCATGGGAGCGCCGCGCCTTCGCAACCCGCATCGCGGAGCGCAGCGGCACGGTCGAGAACCTTGCGCTGGGCAATGAGGCGCGCGACCTCCTGACCGGCTTCATCGAGGCATACGAGGCAGCGGAAGCCCTTGAACCCGGCCCGGATGATGGCAAGGGGGGCAAGGAGCGGGACCGCAAGGCCAATGTCACCAGCCCGTTCGAGAAGGCCAAGACCCACTATTTCGGGCGCACCAAGACCACCGGGCGCCGTGATCAGCGCGACGGCATCGACTTCTACCCGACGCCGGAACCGCTTGCCCTCAAGATGGTCGAATGGGCCGGTATCCGCCCGAATGAGCGCGTCCTTGAGCCTTCCGCCGGGGATGGTGCCATCGCGCGCTATGTGCCGGATTTCGCCGATCTGACGATGGTCGAGCCATCCTCTGACCTGTCCAGCCGGGCCTTGCTCAAGGCACCACATGGCAAGACGGTGGAAAGCACGTTCGAAAGCTACCACCTGGTCAACAAGGCGCATGTGATCGTGATGAACCCGCCCTTTGGCTCGGGCGGCGCAACCGCGATGCAGCATCTTGCCAAGGCGGCGAAGCACCTGCGGGCCGGGGGGAGGATCGTGGCTCTGATCCCGACCGGCCCCAGCGCGGACAAGCGCTTTGATGCGTGGTGGGAGGGTGATGACGCGAAAGGTCTGAGCCTTTCCGCAGAGGTGGCGCTTCCGGCTGTTGCCTTCGAGCGGGCCGGAACCAGTGTGATGACGCGCGTGGTGGTCATCGACAAGCCCGCCGAGGGGCAAGAGGTGGCGCCGGATACCCAGCGGCTCAACTTCGCTGGCGCCCGGTCGATCAACGAGTTCTTCGACCGGCTGGAGCAATACGATGTGCGCCGCCGCCCCGATCCGGTTCGCGATGTGGTCGAGGAGATGGAGGCCGAAGGTCAGGACGCCACGGCGCCGATGCCGCAGCCTGTGCAGGGCCCGCCGCTGGCGGCCAAGGCTGATGCCTTCAAACTGGCACAGGTGAAGCACGCCAAGACGGGCGCTGACCTGTTTGTCGCCACGATCCGCGACAAGGTGGAGCGGGAGGAATACGCCGCCGTCCTGGCCGTCGCCAAACAGCACGGCGGCTATTATTCCAGCTTCCGGGGCAACGGCGCAGTCCCGGGCTTTCAGTTCAAGAGTGAGGCGGATCGTCAGGCATTCCTTGATGATATGCAGAAGCCGACGGCGGGTTTTGCGGAGACCGCCTATCATGGGACGCCGCATGACTTTGACCGGTTCAGCCTTGATGCCATGGGCACGGGCGAGGGCGCGCAAGCCTATGGCTGGGGCCTGTATTTCGCGGGCAAGCGCGCGGTTTCGGAGTGGTATCGGGACAAGCTGTCCCGGGTATCTCTGCGGATCGACGGCGAGGAAATCCCGCCGTTCCTGTATGGTCCGCAGTCCAGCGACATCATGCAGCGCACGCAAGAGTATCTTGCGGACAAGCCCCCATCGCGCCCGGAAGGGGTTTCTGAAGAGGCGTGGCGTGACGGTGCCGTTCTATTCCGCATCTCCCTTAGAGCCGTGATCGGCAATCTGCGTGACAAGATCAACTCCACACCGGGCGACGACGTTCAGGATCGCCTGCGCGTCTATCGGGAAACCAAGCTGGCGCAATACAAGGCTGCGGAACAACGAGCATTCCCGCCTGACATGGCGGAATACGCTGCACATCTGGCCGCCATCGACTGGCTGGCGGCGCGTGTCACCAAGGTCAATCCGGGCCGCCTCTTCACCGTAGACATTCCCGGCCAGGAAAGCCTTCTGGATTGGGATGCGCCGCTGTCGGAGCAACCCGCAGCGGTTCAGGCTATCATTGGCGCCATGGACGCCGCGCCGGACAAATCGGTGTGGGATGCCACTACGGGGCAAGACTTCATTGACCAACTGACCGTCGATGCGATGGGCGATGCTGCCTTCATGCAAAGCACCCGCGAACGGGCGGCGGCGAAAGCAGAGGCGCGGCGCATGGCATCCGAGGCCCTGCGTGCCGCAGGAATCCCAGGCCACCGCTACCTTGACGGCTCCAGCCGCAACGCTGGCGAAGGGTCTTACAACTACGTCATCTACGATGACCAAGCCATCACGATCCTTGAAAAGCAGCAACGCGCCCAGATGGTCCGCGAGGCCGCCACCTCAACCGAGGAAATCATCCGCCTCATGCCGCGCCTGCGGGCCGAGCTGGACCGTCTCGACCTGAAGCGCGTGCGTCTGGTGGCGGATTCTGATGCCCGCGACTGGCAGGGCATGTTCCATGTCACGGGCGACGGCGCGCTTGAAATCGTGATCGGTGCCTCCATGGACCCGATGGGCACGCTGCACCACGAGGTGATCCACGCCCTGCGCACCATGAACCTGTTCACGCCGGAAGAGTGGCGCGCGCTGGAGCTGGCCGCAGAGCGCGGCTGGGTCGCCAAGCACGACATTGCGGCGCGCTATCCCGACCTTCTGCCGCATGAGCAGATCGAAGAGGCGATTGCGGAGGAGTTCAGCGAGGCGCTGGCGGCCCGGAAGTCGCCAAAGGGTTCGGCGCTGGTCACGGCGTTCAACAAGATCGCCCGGCTGCTTCGCGCGCTGCGCAATGTGCTGAACGGGGCGGGCTATCAGACCGCAGAGGACATCTTCGGGCGCATTCTGGCGGGGGAGATCAGCAAGCGGCAGGCTGGGAATACCGGTATGCGGGCGAGCAAGTTGGCGCAGGCGCCAAAACCAAACGTCGATGCGTTCGAGGCGGCCTTGAAGCATGACCTTGGGCTGCGGTCCCTGTCGCTTTTTGTCACCCGAAGCGGTGACTTGAAGCTGAACATGCTTGCGGTGGGCAAGGATGAGCAGGGCCAAGGTATCGGCACCAAAGCAATGTCGCGGATCGCGGAATTTGCCGACCAGAACGGGTTCCGCCTGATCTTGTCGCCGGGGCTGCGCGACGATGGGTTTGGAACTACGTCGCGCGACCGACTGGTGAATTTTTACAAGCGGTTCGGCTTTGTGGAAAACAAGGGGCGCCGCAAGGACTTTAGCATCAGTGAGGGCATGTATCGCGATCCGGCCCGCAACCGCTTCCAGCGCCCGCAGGCCGTCCGCCCCCTGTCGGCGCAGGCCCGCGCCCATCGCAACACCGGCATGGGCGGGGCGCTGTTCATTCCCGACCGCCGCGTCTGGGAGGAACTGACTCGCGCCACGGCGCCAATCTGGGCGCGGCTGCGCAACGGCGCGGGCGGCATGAGCGATGGTATCGACCGTGCCCGCGTCTACATTCAGGATCGCTTCCTTCCCGTCCTGCGGGCTCAGGAGGCTATTGAGCGGGCCACGGGCAGGCGCCTGCCGCCGGAGCAACGCGCCTACACCGCTGAAACCACCTTCAGCGGCAAGGTCGGGCGCCATCTGTTCGAGGTCGATGAGGATTTCGTCAAGCCGATCATCCGCCTTATCGCGGCCAGCAAGGGCCGCCTTACCGCAGAGGCAGTCGGGGAATGGCTCTATGCCAGGCACGCCATCGAACGCAACGCGAAGATTGCCAGCATCAACCCGGCCATGCCGGATGGCGGTTCCGGCATGACCAACGCCGAAGCCAAACAGATCCTTGCCGACGCGGCGGCCAGCCCTGATGCAGCGCGACTGGTCGAGATTGGAAGCCTGATCGACAAGCTGCGCGAGCGGACCCTTTCCCTGCGCGAAGATGCCGGGCTGATCACGCACGACGAGGCCAGCGACTGGCGTAAGATGTATCGCCACTACGTTCCCTTGAAGGGATTTGCCGAGACCGATCATGCAGAGGCCGTGCTGGACATCACCGGCATCGGCAAGCGGTTCAACGTTCGGGGCGGGGAAAGCCGCCGCGCGCTGGGGCGCAAGTCCGAGGCATTCAACCCGTTGCAGGCCGCTTTTACGCAGGCGCAGGAAGTGGCGATCCGCGCCGAAAAGAACCGGGTTGGCCAGAGCCTGCACGAATTGGCAAAGGATTACCCATCGAAGGCGCTATGGGAGGTGAAGAAACCGGCCCAGAAGCGGTATTTCAACCGCTCCACGGGGCTGGTCGAAACCCGTGTGGAAGACCCCGTTTCCATGATCCTTGCCCCGAACGAAATGGCTGTGAAGATCAGCGGTGAGGAACACCGGATCATCTTCCATGACGAGCGGCTTGCGCGTGCGGCCGGAACCGTCGGGGCGGATCAGATGGGCCAAATCACCCGCCTGCTGTCGATGTTCTCGCGCTTCTGGTCCATGACTCGGACCATGCTGAACCCGGAATTTGCGGTGGCCAACGCCTTCCGTGACTTCCAGACCGCGCAGTTCAACATTCAGGCCTTCGGGGAGGGTGACAAGGGCGCCATCGCCAAGGCCATGCTGCGCGACTGGCGCAAGGCCTTGTCCGGGTCGTGGCGCGCGCAGGGCAACCGATATGATTCCGTCTGGGCCAAGCACTACCGCGAGTTCCAGAAGGCCGGGGCGCAGGTCTCGTTCTGGACCATCGAGCAACCCGAAACCGCCAAGGAAGACCTCGACCGGCGCGTGCGTCTTGCCAGCGGCACCATGGCGGCCCGCGCCTTGAAGCGTCTCACGTCGCCCCGGGCCATCCTGTCAATGCGTGACAACCCTGCCTTGGCCATGATCGAGCGGGCCAACATTGCGGTGGACAACGCCATTCGCCTTGCCGCCTTTGTCGAGGCCCGCAAGCGTGGCTGGGCGGTCGAAGATGCGGCATTCCTTGCGAAGGAGCTGACCGTCAACTTCAACCGTCGCGGGGAAGTGGGGGCGAACATGAACGCGCTCTACCCGTTCTTCAATGCCGCGGTTCAAGGCTCGGTTCGGACCATCAAGGCCCTGACCTCGCGCCGCGTGGCGCTGATGGCGCTTACCTCCATCGCCGCCGGGATGCTGAACGATCTGCTGAATGCCTGGCTGTCTGACGAGGACGACGACGGCCAGCTTTTCTATGACAAGGTGCCGGAATACCGCAACGAGCGGAACTTCCACATCGTCGGCTGGGGCACGGGGCAGAACCCGGCTGCGGTGCCAATGCCCTACGGTTACAACATCTTCCCCTATGCCGGACAGAACCTTGGCAAGGTGGTGCGGGGCGTGAAGTCGCCATCTGAGGCGATGGGCGATGTCGCGGCGGCGCTGTTCAATGCGTTCTCCCCGGTCAACGGGGGTAGTAGCACGACGTTTGTGTCGCCGTTCTTCACTGACCCACTGATTGAGATGGGTGAAAATGCCGACTGGACCGGGACGCCGATCTATCCCCGTTATCCCGCTGTCGGCGCCCCGGATTCCGAGGTGTATTTCGCCGGGGCCTCCGAGGCATCCAAGGCCATCGCGTCTTTCCTGAACTCGGCAACGGGCGGTGATTTCCGCGAAGCGGGATGGATCAGCGTTTCCCCCGAAACGATTGACCACCTGTCTGCCTTCGTGACTGGCAGCGCCGGGGCGTTTGTGGGGCGCACCTCCGATCTTCTCGCCAAGACCCTCAAAGGTGATGTGGCCGATATCGGGATGAGGGACATTCCGATCCTGCGCACGCTCACGTCTCCGGTCGGCCCTTGGATTGATCGGGATCAGTTCTATTCCGCCAAGGCAGCGGTTCAGGATGCAAATGCCGACGTGAAAGCCTATGCTGGCGCTGGTCAGGCCATCCCCCCCGAGAAGCAAGCCATGGCAGACCTTTATGACGACATGCTGGAGGCGGAACGGGAAATGAACGGCAAGGGCGATTGGAACCAGAGCAAAGCGGGGGCCATCCCGCAACGCCCCGATGCGGTGGTGATGAAAGAGTTCAACCGGAAGTATCTCGTGGTGATTGGCAAGGTGAAGCCATGACGGGCGTCTATTGGTCCCTCGGCGGGATGCTGGCTGCGCTCATCGCGGGGTATACCGTCGGCTGGCAGCACGGGCATGACAAGGCATCCCTTGCGGTCAGGGCCGCAACGCAGGTCGTGGTCGAACCGTATCCATTCGCTAACGTCTGTTCCGAGATGCTGGAGGCGGCCTGGTCTGTCCAGCCCGCGCCATCGCCGCACGACTGAGGCGACTTGCGCCATGTTCCGGCCTGCGTAGCGGGCCGCCTCAGCCCGCGCTTTTGATCAAGCACGGGAGAAACCCAAATGGCGACCCAACACGATACCGTGTCCGTCACCCTGTCCGCCACCACCGGCACGGGCGGCACCTTCACCGCGTCCTACCCCTCGGCCCGCAGCGCCGAAGATTATCTCGGCTCGGTGAACCACGAAATCCATTCCACGGCCTATCGCTCTCTGTTCGCCAAGGCAGGCGATTTTTCCGTGACCTTCGGCGCGTCCAACATCACCGTTTCGATCCTGACCGGGATTTCTCTGGTGATCGGCAGCGTGCTGACCCTCCTGCTGGACCGGGCCCAGATCGACGCCGGCAAAGGTGAGGTCGTGACGCTGGCCAACGATGGCAAGATGTCCCTGCAAACCCTGACGAAGATCCATCTCGGCACTCCGGCAACGGCGGATGCTGACGGCTTCGTCGCTTCGCAGAACCTGACCGCTGCGGGCGTCTTCTCGGTCAACACCACCTTTGCCGCGGCGAAGGCGGCGGCGGCCCTCAATGGCTCCGCCGATGTGCCCCGTAACGTCGTGGCGGCATGGACCGGAACGGCTGTTCTGACCGTCACCGGCACGGATGAGTATGGCAATGTTGTGCGTGAATCCTCGGCCAGCGGCACGACATTCACGGGCAAGAAGGCGTTCAAGACCGTGACGGCCGTTTCGGTCTCGGCCGATGTGACCGCGCTGACGGTCGGGACCGGCACTGTTCTTGGCCTGCCGGTCTATCTGGCTGACGCGAGCGATGTTCTGAAAGAGATCATGGATGATGTCGCGGCCACGGCCGGCACGCTCGCGGCGGGCATCCTGACCACCCCCAGCGCGACCACGGGCGACGTGCGCGGCACCTATGCTCCGAACTCGGCACCGAACGGGTCGCGGAAATATGAACTGATCGCGGCGCTGCGTGATCCGTCGTTCAAGGGCATCGCGCAATTCGCGGGCTAAGGCCGGAAGCCTCGCGCTGCGCTGAAAGGGTCGGGGGAAGCTCCGGCCCTTTTTCTTTTGTCGCCGCACAGCGGTTCGGCCCTGCGGCAGACATGGCCCGGGGCGATATTAAGGCGAGGCTGCGGACATGCCATTCAACAAGAACACGGGGCGGTTCGAGCGGTTGTGGAATTTCGTTGATCAGCGGGAGGCTGGCGACGACATCACGCGGTCCGATCTTGACGTGATGGCCAACGATCTGGCGGCCGGAATCACCGAGGCGGCGGCGCAGACGCTCAACTACGTCGGGGAGTGGAACCCGGAAATCGCCAGCTTTCCGGCTTCCCGCCCGAGCGGTGGGCGGATCATGGCGCGCGATGCCTTCGTTTGCCTTGGCGATGGAACGGTTGGCGGGATCACCTTCGAGGCTGGCGAAACCCTTGTTGCTCTGGTCCCTGACCCGGGGCAGGCCTATGCCACTCGCTGGCTGAAGCTGCCGTTCCTTTCGCTGGCCGCGATGATGTCGATTGCGGACGCGGCGCAGGGGAATGCTGCGGCCGCGCAGCAGATCGCTGCCGATTTTGGCGACCTTGCGGGCGCACAGGCGGGCATCGACGCTGCTGTCGATCTTGCCGAAGCATATGCCCAGACGCCAGAGGACACCGAGGTTCCGGGCGGGGCCGGGTATTCGGCGCTGCACTATGCGGCCAAGGCGGGCGCAGATACCGCCACCACGATTGCCGCGAAAGACGCGGCCATTGCCGCGCGGGATGTGGCGATGGCATCGCGCGGCATTTTCGCCAGCACGGCGGCGGGGCTGTCAAAGGGCGTCGTCAACATCGCCTCTCTGGTCGGCGGGTCTGGCGGCGCTGACGGCACCTTCGCGCTTGCCTTTTCGGGCGGCGCGGGCGCGGGCGCGGCTGGCGACTTTGTGGTGGCTGGCGGGGCTGTGGTGCAGGTGAACATCACCAACCCCGGCACGGGATACACGAGCGCCCCGACCATCAGCTTCGCGGCATCCTCGGGCCTGACAGGGGCGTCGGCAACGGCAGTCATCGACTTCCGCAATCCGGTCGGCACCTATTTCAGTGTGCCAGCAAGCGGCAACAGTAGCCTGATCCTCTACAGCGTAGATACTGGGCCGGTGGCTACTGAGGTGGCGCGCTACCCGGCGTCCGGCAAGACGCTTCAGGCGATGATGGTGGCGGGTGTCGGGGTGTCGTCTAGCCAAGTCACGCTTGGCTCAGGCTCGATCACGCCGTCGATCTATCGGGCTATCACTCCGGCATCTGGCACAACCTACGAAGCGGTTGCCGTAGCCAGAGATGGCGATTTGCCTATCCTGCAACTGTATGCCAGCAGCCCGACCATTTCGATCAATGCGATTTTTGACCTGACCGCTGGGACATGCGCAGCTACCGCAGGCACCGCATCCATGCGCTACATGGGCGGCGGGTTCTGGGAATGCAAAGCCGTCGCCACTGCCACGGGCACCACTGCCACGAATATTCAGGCCCGTCCGTCTTTGACGGGGACGTTGCCGTTTACCGCAGCAGGTGAAACCATTTGGCTGTATTCGTTCGAGGCGCGTGTGGCGGGCGGGTCGAACATCTGGGCCAGCAACAACCCTGCGGATGCAATTTTTACGAAGGCAAGCTGCACTGTCGCATCGGCGGTGGCGCCAGAAGACCTCCTGTCAGAGGAGCTATTGGAGGCAACTTCGGCGATCAATGCGCTTGATCTGCTGCTCAATGGGGCTTTGACCGGGTGGGCACTGACGGAGGAGGCGGGCTCCGTAACGCCGAGCCTGTATCGCTCCAGAACATGGGTATCTGGGCAAGCCTTTGAACTTGTCGGCGTCTTCAAGGCAGGCGCGCGTTCTCGGGTCAACCTGTTCTGCAACACTGGGGCTGTGTTCAACGGCACGTTCAACCTGGACACCGGAACTTGCACTGGGACGGGCGCCGCCATGTCCTACATTGGCAATGGCTGGTATGAGTGCCGGATCACCGGCACGGCATCTGCCAACGCAAGCGGCAACGTGCAGTCTCGCATCTATCCGGCATCCGGGGGGCAACCTTATACCGGTGATGGGGCAAGCGGAATTTTCGTGCAGGAAATCACCCTGTCCATCGCTGGCGGCAGCAACGTATTCACTTTTTCAAATGACTTCTCGAATGCGGCATGGACAAAACGGGACTGCTCGGTGACATCCGGGCAGGCGCTGTATGTTGGCATTGCCTCTGATTTGGCTGGATCAACGGACGATAGTTCTGCGGCCTACAGTGGCGCAAAATGGGCTGCACTAGGGACGTCGATCACCGCTCAGAACCAGTATGTCCCTGTGGTGGCAGAATTTCTTGGCATGACGGCGCAGAACCTTGGCGTCAGCGGCGGGTCATTGGCGTCTGGGTCTGACGCTGGCTCTCTGGCAATCTACAATGCCATTTCGAGTATTGCCGTTGACTCCGATCTTGTGACTCTAGAAGCGGGCATAAACGATTTCGGAAAATCAAATTCCAACATCGGCGCGCTCGGTGACACCACGACCGCGACGTTTTACGGGGCGATCCATGCCGCCATCGTGGCTATCATGGCGCGGGCACCGTCTGCCAAGATTGTCTTTCTGACGCCATATGGTGGCGATGGCGTCACATACCCGGCCTACTACCCATATACCGCCAACGCCAAGGGCCTGACGCTGCGCCAGTTTACGACGGCGATCCGCGATGTCTGCGGATCATTGGGTGTCCCTGTCATCGACGTAGGGGAGGCGGCTGGCATCGGCCCGCTGACCGCGCCGACATACATGTCGGACGGGCTGCATATCAATGCGACTGGCGGGGCGCGCTATGGATCATATGTGGCCGATGGTCTGTTGCGTCTGGCGCGGGCCGGGATGTTGGGGACATGACCGACCTGCTGCGTGATATCCTAACCCCAAGCCCCGGCGCGACACCGTATCAGGCCGGGGTCATGGCGATGGCGCACGCGCTGCTGGGGGCGCTGGAAAGCTACGCCATGGCCGCGTTTATCACCTCCTGATCCGAGGACTGAGATGTTTCAAAAGCCGCTGGAATACTGGGCCGTCCTGATCGGGATGGCGCTTTACGCTGCCTCGCGCGATGCCGAGCGGGAGGCATTGATCAAGCGGGTGGTCAAGACGCTGGCGAGTGCCTTTCTGGCGGTCGGCCTGACCAGCAAGCCCCGCGATCCGTTTGCGCGCAATTTCACGGCGCGGCAGGAAGCCGCCCAGGTCCCCGCCGCACAAAGGCGGGGCGATGGCGCAGAGGTTTGAAAACCTCGGAGAAGCCCCATGCCTATCGACCCCGATTCCGGCACATTCGCCCGCATCTGGCAGTTCGTTGATCAGTTCGCGCAGGGCGACGACATCAACCGCTCCGATCTGGATGCCGCGCTGGATGACTTTGTTCCTGCCATCAATGCCGCCCTCCTGGTCGTGGCCAGCGCGGCGGCCAGCGCGGCGGCAGCGGCAGCATCGGCAACGGCGGCAAGCACGATAGGCGGCACGGCTGGGGCGGCTGCTGGAGCGGCGGCGGCAGAGGCGGCGGCGGCGGTTCACATCGCGGCCATGGCCGCAGCGGTCAGCGCGGTTGAGGACATTCTGGAGGCCGTTGAGGGCATTGCCGAAGACCTGAACCCGGAAGGGTTCCTCTCGCTG